GTCTTCTTCCCATACTATTTCAAATTCATTGTCTGGTCCTTCTGGCAATTCTTCATTAATAACAAACTTATATCTACGTTCTATAACTTCCTTTTCCATAATAACATCGTCATACCGCTTTGAAATGAAGTCTCCGTTATAACGGGGGAATGAAAGTAGTACAACCTTACCTAAGTCAGGGAAACGAGAGTCAACCGTTCCACGAAATGCTTTATAAATATTATCTGCAGTCTTACCTTGATCATTTCCTGTTCCAACTTCTGTGGCAAAACCAGAAATCTCATCAAGCACAGCCATAAACAAGTTCAATCCCTCATGAGATTCTCTTTCTGAGTGCCCAGAATAAACAGTAATAGACTTATCAAAACCAATAGAGTTTACTTTTGGATCATACTTGCCAGCAAACCATGGTGATTTTTCAATTTTAGTTTTAAATCCTTTAAAGAAAACGTTCTTAGCCTGTTCTGCGTTAATAGCAACGTTGATAATATCTATAGCATCTCCGCTTGGCTTTCCATAATATCTGGCAGGGTCTTTAAGGCAAAGCAATTTATAAACAACATAAGCACAAGCCACAGTAGAAACAAAGTCTTTCCCGCTACCTTTACCAAGCTGCAAGATGATTTCATTTTTTGTGTATTTAGAATAATGTCTATTTCCTTGCTCAGTTCCCATTAAAATATTTAAATCTTCTTTGCGAAAGATTTGACTCATTGCTTCAACAATATCGTATTGTATTGAAGATAATGGAGGCTGGCCTAGGTAATCTGGAGATTCCACAAATGTTTTTACATCTACTGGGGTTTCTTGAAACGGACTATCTTCAAGAGCCTCTAAAAAATCATTGAACATTGTGGACAATTGTAATCACTTCTCCGTCTCTTGCAATAGAAGAAAGTCTTTGCATAATAAGATCACGAACTTCTGGATGTGTTGATGCTATGTCTCTCAAAATTCCTACCAATACCTCTTGCTTGCGCTCAATCTCAATCATCTCTTCTGCAAGCTCTTTATTTTCAAGCAATCCTGCTTTTTGAAGCATGTCAATTCTTCTTGCTTCAATATCCATAACCAACTTAATTGCTGCAGTTTTTGCACCTAAATTAGCAGATGTAGAAGCATCTTCAATAACTTCGTATGCTTGCTGAATTAGTTTAGTATAGTGTGCATCAGCACCAACAAGAGCATCTTTTGCACGAGCACGTATAGCATCATTAGCAGATGCCATAGTTTTCCATTCATTAAGATGAGCAACAACACGAGTGCGTGGCAGATCTAATGTTTTAGAAATCTTAGTAGGATCATTTCCTTTAAGATATTCTTCAACTACCCTGTTTACTTCATCAAGGTGTTTTACGATTTCTATTTCTGCGTTTGTCATATTTGCCCTCTAGTCTATTGATTTCGTCTTGAATATAAAAGATAGATTTCTTAAGATCTTCTATATGCTTTGATTCATCTTTTATTCCAGCTCTCCATAGATACTTTATAGCATTACCTATATTAAAGTTCCTGTGTCTGGTAATTTCTATTGCCTCTACCCCGCTAGGATCAGTGGTGTAGTGATAAGGATGATTTACTTGATCAACCTTAATTATAAATTTTTCTTTATCGCTCATCGTTTTGATTTCCTTAATCCAAATTTAGCAAGATAAACATATACTGTCTCCACGCTTACCCCACACTCTTTGGCTATATCTTCTGGACTTTTTTTATCTAAATGGTACCTTTTACGTAACCACATTTCTGATGTATATAGTTTACCAGCCATGACTAATCCTTGTCAAACTTAACAGCCTTGGCCCAGTTATTTATAGCCCAATGCCCAATGCCAGCAGCATCTGCCACATCATAATCATCTATCTTCTTATCGTATGATATTTCTAATAGTTTAATCGTTCTCTTTTTTCTAAAATCACGTTCATATGATTTATACCAAGATAATGATTTACCAGGATTAGCTGTTCTTACTTGTAGTTGCTCTTCTTTTGATAACTTTTTGTTACCTAAATAATTTTGCCATGTTATTGGAGATACCCTGCCTATTATGCTTACGCCTGCCAGACCAGCCCCTCCTATGATTGCCCCTTGAACCATAGCAAGATCTGCTGCAGTTTTGGGGGAATTCATAAAAACAGTATGCTCAATAACAATAGCATCAGTCATATTATAATAATCAAATAATGCTTTAGTTTTAGCAGTAGCATCTATTACTTTTTCATATATGTTATTGCCTTCAAATAATATTTTCCCATACCCAGTTAATTTTTTATATGTATAAAATGCAAATGCAAGACTATTTGTACTAGCATCTATAGCACATATGTTGCTAGGCTGTTCAGTCTTGTTCATAATCTACATACCCCTTTAACTCTTTAATCATTTTTTCTACTGTTTTTTTACTAACATTACAATTTGCACAAAATCCAGAATCATTGTATATTGATAGCTGTGTATCACAACCACCAAGACATTTTCTAATTTTGCCTTTTCGTTTTTGTCTACGAGTAAGTTGATATCTTTCTGCTATCTTTTCTTTGGTAGCAGCATTACGGCATTCTTCTCCGCAGTATATCTGATAAGTTACTTTTGGACTAAAGCGAGTATCGCAACGTTCACATTGTTTCAATCAATCCCTCCAGAGATTTTAGCTTAACCACCCCTGGTTCTGCCGTTGCACAAACTGCCTTTACTGGGCAACCCTTGCATATCTTTGAATTAGATCTGTAATTTTTTTGAGGAATAGTCTTATCTTTCCAAGTCTTTACAACTTCACGCATCCATTCAAATGCATTGTCCATCCACTCTATGTAGGCATCTGTTACCTCTATTGGGAATACTAATAGTTCATGATTGTTTTTATTCTCATATATCAAAGTACCCTTTTGTTTTTTAAGAATTTTCATGTAAATTAGCAATTGCATTATATGACCCTTATTAGGCTCATTCTTAATCTTGTAACTATCAAAAGCCTCAGACCTCATTGTTTTAATTTCACCAACGATTTCTTCTCCATCTATTACAAGCATTGCATCGCAATACCCCATAATTGGTGGATCTTCATTGATAACTTTAAATTCTGTTGTTGGCTTTCCAGTCTTTTCATCTGTAAACCTCATAGCTACTTCAGCATCAAGCATTGCATCTTGAATTCTGTCGTGAGACAAAGTTCCACTTCTCATGTTTGCAACATCATAAGGAGCATCATTTCTTTCAAAGATATTTCCATCAAATGCAAAGTGCCAGTACCTTGGGCACTCTCCATATCCCCAGACTAATGTTGATGGAGCAAACCTTGTTTTCTTTGTGTGAGCTGGCTTATTATTAACTACATACCCAGAATTAATCTTTTCTATTAATGCAGAAGCATCAAGAATGTGAGATTTATCCTCAACCCTTTTCATCATTTGTTTAATCAAGTTTTTTGTCATTATATTCCTTTTACTCTATTATATCAGTTATCGCATTATGTACTTTAGGGCAGATACAAGGTCACTGATTGACTCTGCTGCAGTATAATAAATATTTTTCTTGCCTCTATCTGACTTATCCACATTAGTCATCCATGTTGCTTTAAATGCCATTTTTGCTGCAATAGCCTGTAGTCTTACTATTTCTACCGTCGCAACATTAAGAGGTATGTCTGGCTTAATAATAATCTTAGCAATAAAAGTAAGGGCAGCAGTAAGCTCCTCGTCCTGCATATAATCAGCTATTTCAGCTAACCCATTGACCATTTCAATTGTTGTCTTACTCTGTTCTTTCTGTTCCATTTTGGACCTCCCACGTTAATTGATCTAGTAAATCAAATTCTATAATAGCAAGACGAGTCTTTTTATTTCCTTCTCCAAGTATGACTACTATCGCTGGAGACTTGTCAGTACCAGACCTGATTGAGTCTGTAACTGCTTTTGCCCACACGTCTTGATTTAAGGTAAAAGACTTTGATGATTCTTTAAAATCAACAACAAAATTTCTCCATGTAGCATCACCCTTCTGGGTATTTCTACCAGAATTCTTGTGTTGTTTTGCACCTATTCTTTTACTTTCAGTCTTTTCGCTCATGTTCCCTTTTCTTTTTATATCCTACTTTAAATAACTCAACCTCTGATAAATGTTTGTTTTGACAAAGCCAAGTTGATATACCAGTTTCAATATATACTCTAATTGTTTTTACTTCTTCCTTACATGTTTTACAAGGAAACTTCCCATGATGAGTTTTAAATTTTCCGTTATGCATTTAGTAGTTTAGATCTTAAAGAATCTTGTAGATCTAAATCCTCTCTTACCCTATTTATTAACCCATCTCTTCCTTGAACTTTGGTGCCATCATCTAGTTGATACCACGCACCAGTTCTTGCTATATGACCAGCTAGCTCAGCTGTGTCAACAAGATCTCCTATAACATCAATACCAACATGGTCTCCTCTAAAGTAAAAATCATATTCTCCACTTTGGAAACCAGGAGAGGTCTTTGAGAATTGTAATTCCCAACGAACCTTGCGACCAATCTTTTCTTCAATGAGCTTATCTCCTACATGGATTTTGCCCTTAATGGCTTGATTGTCTGACTCAGATGAGAATAGTTTAATAACAGTAGATGAATAAAACTTAGTAGCCTGACCACCAGTAGGCTGCTGGCTAGTATACATAGCACTAATATTATTTCTAGATTGAGAAATAAGAACAAACAGGGTTGGCTTTACTTTATTATTAGCATAGTTAATCATCTTCCATGCATTGCTAAAGTCACGAGACTCTGCACCAATCTGCTTAGTATTTTCTAGTTGCTTTAATTCTTCAGAATCTTTTTCAAAATAGATAGCAGGAAGTAGAGATGTAATAGAATCTACTACGATCATATCTACACCAGCTTCCATTAATTTAGTACCAATGTCTACCATTTCATTGATAGTTCTACATTGTGACACAATTAGCTTTGATGTATCTACCCCAAGCTTTTCAGCCCAAGCCTTGTCGTATGACATTTCTGCATCAATCCACGCACAGATCTTTCCTTCTTTTTGTGCTAAGCCAATCATTTGAAGACACAGAGAAGACTTTGCAGAGGACTTAGATCCCCAAATAAGAATCTGACGACCATATGGCAACCCACCGTTTAATGCCTTATTGAGACCAAAACTAGGTGTTGCTGCATATTCTGTAGGAGGCAGAGAATCTCCAGCCATAACAGTCTTACGTAGCTTTGGACTTAGTTGGGCCAAAACATCTTCTACTGTAACTGCCATTAGAATCTTACCCCATGCTTCTTTGGTCTATTAATATTCTTTTCCATCTTTTCTTTAATAGCATAATCAAGAGACTTCTTCATATACCCTGCTTCTACCATGCCAGCGTAAAGATCAAGTGTGCGAATAATAATATCTGCAAACTCATCTGACATATGATCTGGGTCCATGTCTTTTCTTAGTGCTTCCATTACCTCAACAACCTCAGACACAATCATCATCATTTGTTTTGTTACAAATATTTCATCTGCGGTGCGATCCCAAAATCCTTTTGCTACTGCATTCTTATGAATTTCTTCTGCTAAATTATCAAACATTTACTACATCCTCCATTATCACTGTTCCATCTTTTGTTTTACCAAAAACAAACTTATAAACATTTCCAGACTCTATGCTCATATACGCTTTTGGAAATGCAGTTGGAAATACTGTAACTGCATGTAAATCTCTACTAGAATCTGCTAGCGTTAAAGATGCCATCTTTTTACCAGCCTTTGTTATTCTTGGCTTAAATGAAATAACAAACATCTCATCATCCTTATAAGGCAACATCTTGTAGTTTAAGAATTTAACCAATGAATCTTTAGATTCTTTTATTTCATCCACAGGAACTGCAGAGACAACCCTATTATCATTTGCAAGAATAATATAAGTACGACCAGCCTCAATACTGGTGTTTTCATCATCAAATATACCCACAGACCCAGTTTTGTCCAAAAGTTCAATTCTTGACCACCCTTTTGCTCTCTTAATTGATTTTACCATACCCATTAAAATGAAGGCACCCTTTTCTTCATACTCCTCAATATCATTAATATATGCATAGTAATGTTGTGGAATTGATATATTAAACTCAGGAAGGTTTAAGTAGTCATATAGATTTTCTTTAACCTTTTCTGGATCAGCTGGGTTGTCAGGGAATGTTAGTGCACCAATAGAATTCATGGCTTGAAGTGCACGACTGTTTACTCCGTTTCCTTTGGTAAACGTGAACTGCTCAACTTCTGCATAAGACTTAAAAGGTCGTGATGATATATATCGTTCTGCAATCTTATCAGATATGAACTTGATAGCACTGAGTCCAAACCGAATACCCTTGCCCTCAATTTTAAAATCAGTATCCGAATCGTTAATGTGAGGTAGTTTAATGCTAATCCCCATTCTTTTCGCTTCAATAAGATATTCAGTTCGTGCATCTTTATCCTTTTCATTTTTTAGTAGTGCAAACATAAACTCAATTGGATAGTGGTACTTTAACCACGCCGTCCAATACGAGAGTGTAGAATAAGCAACCGCATGAGACTTGTTGAACGAATAGCCCGCATGCGCTTCAAAATCATGCCATAAATCAAGAGCATCGTTAGGAGCAATATGCTTAGAAGCCCCCCTAATAAACCTATCTTTAAACTCATCAAACTCCTTAGCATCTTTCTTTTTACCAATGATCTTACGAACCTTGTCAGCCTCTGCCATTGTCATACCGCCAAGTTGAACGCAAGCTTGCATAACCTGTTCCTGATATAGAATACATCCATATGTTTCTTCAGTAAATGGTTTTAATATCTGATGAAGATAATTAATATTTTGTCTACCATGTTTACGAAGAATATAGTCTTTACCAATTGTATTCATAGCACCAGGACGAACCAAGGCATTTGAGGCAGCAAGTTCTGCTAGGTTTTTAACTCCCATCTTAACCAACAAATTGGTATATGGGGTAGCTTCACACTGGAACACACCCTTAGTGTATCCATCAGATATCATCTGATAAACATTTTTATCATCCATGTCTATCTTTAATAAATCTATTTTTGTTCCATGTCTTTCTTCAATAATATCAAGAGTATTCTTTAATACACTTAGTGTTTTAAGACCAAGAGCATCTATCTTAATAAGGCCAATTCTTTCAGCTTCTTCCATGTCTACCGCCACAACTGGGATGCGCTCATCTGCTCCCGTTACGCTACGTGTTTCTAATGGAGCATGCTTGAA